ACTTTACTATTGTTTTCTAGTTCTACGTCACCCTTATTCCATGTCTTAACACCTTGTTGCATCCACAAAGGCAAATTTTCATACATTATTTGATATCTGTTTAATACTTCTCTTGCAGCTGCTGATTTGTTAGCCATAATAGCTACTGTTTTATCTTCTTCAAAGATTGTATAGTGTAATATACACGCTGCTGATGTTACTGTTTTACCCTGTTGTCGTCCTTCCATTA